GCTTCTGCTAATGTATCAGTATACTTCTTGACAGTATTGTACTTAGTTATTTCGTCAGTGGCATTAATGAACTCATCATACAATGTGAGTCCTGCCTTAGGGTCTAACCCAGCATAACGGGTTGCTCCACGGATATTGGCACGCATTCTATCGCTAGCGACAATAACATCGTTAAAGTTAATTGTATCTCTTGGTGCATCATCTGTTGCTCTATCGAACCAACGGATAGGAACCGAGAATGGACTCTTCTGGTAGATTCCCTGTATTACGCCACCGAATCTCGTCTCACGTAGTAAGTCATCAGTAGTTCTTCCAGCAGCGCTAGTAAATGCTCCAGCCTTGTTAAGTTCAAACTTACGGGCTGCGCGTTCCTTGGTCAAGTCATTGCGAAGACGCTCTACCCAAGCGAAGCGAGATACAGTTCTGTCAGTCATCGAGCCCTTGAGGCTGTCGTCAGCAATAGTCCAGAAGTCACTCTCTTTCTTTAGAGAGGCTACTTCCTTCTTTAGAAAGTCTAGAGTGTTTGGAATTGTCTTTGATGCATTAAGGATTTGACCCTTATATGCTACGAAGGTTTGACCACCTTCTTCGGCAATACGAATGGCATCATCAATACGGCTATACTCAGCCAACTTAGCGGCACTCTTTTGGCCAAGCAAATCAATTGCTTCGTTGTCGTATCTACCGACTCGTAGAATCAAGCCAATAGTTTCATCGTCAGCGCCAGCTACTAAGTGAGCAGCAATCTGTCCCATCTCGTTCTTGAAATCAGGACGACCCATAACAACTGAAGCTGGGTTTTCTCTGTAGAACTTGAAGACAGGAGTGTAAGATGTTTCTTCTCCAGCCACTGTACGCTTGATTAAATCTATATCAGCCTCTGCACGCTTGGCTGCCTCTTCTGCAGTCTTCTTGCTTAGTACCTTTGCAAACAAACCGGTACGCTCAGGGGTAATGGAGGCGCCAACTAGAGCAGGACGAGCTACTGCTCCAACACCTTTGAACAAAGCAACATCAGGACCTGTTGTAACTTCAAATCCAAAGTTAAGGATACCTGAAGTTATCGCTCCAATTCCCTTGCTTGTATCTCCAAGCGTCTTAGAGCCAATAACATCGCCTGCAAAGCGGGTAATGTCTCTACCAAAGTTGTAGGATTCCTGACCAACATCTTGTTCTGCAAACTTAGAGGAGCGATATAGCTCGTTGGCTACACGCTTTACGAAATCTGTTTGTGCTACCTCACGCTGAAGCTTGCCAGCAGTGGCAGCACCAAGGCTTGCGCCTGCTGCAGCACCTAGCGGATTGAATCCTGTACCTACAAATCCAGCCGCTCCACCAAGAATTGCTCCGGTTGCGGTAAATAGCCCAGATAAAATACCAAGTGCAGCATTTTTGCTGCCTAAATCACGAGCAAAAGCGTAGTTGCTGCGTACGTTACCAGCACCAGCCATAAGAAGTTTACTAAAATCTCCGTTAGTTGCCTTGTCAATCTGTGCAAATGCAAGTGGAACCGTGCCGATAGCAGCACCGGCTGCAATTCCTACGGGTCCTGCGAAAGAACCAATAGCAGCTCCAGTTAATGGGCCATATTTTACAGCCTCACCTAGCAAATCTACACCTTTGACACGGGCAGATTCTATTGCATCGTTCCAGCTACCAGGATTTTTTGGAACATTTTGAGCAGCGTCTTTTGCCAACATGAAAGGAATGCGATTATTAATTGCACCTGGCATATTTTGAGGGTATGCCGCCTTCTGAGTGTTACCTAGTCGTTCCCATTGGTTTGACATTAGATAATTGTCCCCAAGAATCTGACGTAATCTTTAGTCGCTTGAGGGGTGTCAGGTTGACTTGCCCAATATTGCATGACTGGATAGTACATACGAACCATATCTATGTCAACATCGCCTGTTGGTTCCTTAGGAACATTGAGAACTTCTTCTCCAGGACCGTCACCAAGTGCGCTACCGGCGGTTACTGGTTGATTAGGAAATCGTGTCGGTGCATCCAATGGTGTGATTGGTGGCAATGATGGCTCTACAGGAGCTGTCTCAGATGCTTGTGGCGTTGAAGACTTTATAGGAGCAGCAGTGCGCTGCTCATTGATTTCTTTATTCTTGCCATAACCAAATCCAGTATAATCTGTATTCATCCCACTCTGACCGTTTCCACCTAGACCGTTAACATTTGCTGGATTGTACTGAGGGCCACCGTTGGCTCCTCCGCTACCTTTTCCACCCATGCTATCCTCCTAAGAATTACTTCGATTGTTCTTGTATATCGTACGGTGCTGCTGTGTATGCGCTAACTCGTGCAGCCACTTCCATAGCTGCGATGGCATCAGCACCTGCGTAAAGCGCTCCAAGAGCGTATGCCCCGCCACTTCCGATGGCGTAGAATCCGTCTTCACTCTTCATCACCGCCAAATCCTGGTCTACATCAAAGAGTTCTCCACCGACTGCCATAAGGAATTGGAACCTAAGTCCATCTTTATCTTTGTCGTGAGACTCATCAAAGTTGTAACCATTGTCTGTTAGGCACTTGCGCAGTGAAGGCATAGCCTTGACAATCATATATCTGTATGGGTCCTTCTTATCTTTAGCTGTAAAGATAGGAGGAGTCCAAATGTTCTGGGCTATGTCGCATGGAGAAACTTCTCCAGCTCCTGCTATAAGCAATGCACCACGTTGAGCAATCTTCTTCATTGCTGGATGCGAGTAAATCTTGCCACCATCGTCAGTGATTCTACTATCGGCAACAACGACAGACTTGTCTTCGTATTCGATTCCAATAATCGTTGTCATTGTCCCCTCCTAGTTTATCGTCTGCGAATAGTTCTTACGCTTGCGTTTGCCTCACCTGAGCCTGTTAGGCTAGATAATAAACTCATGATATCAGGTGCGCCACCTTGTGCTGCCATCTCTGGACCACCAGGAAGAGCGCCTCCTACTGGGGCACCAGCGGGAGCAGGGGACGGTTGCTCAACCGGAGCGGGGCCACCAGCAGGAGGAACCTGTTGTGTAGGAGCAAAGATTTCTTCAATTGCATCCTCTAGCGCTTGTCCCTTTTGTCTTGCTTTAATTACCTGTGCAATCTTAGATACGATTTGACTTGCGTCTCCGCCGCCAGCGGCAATCTGAGGGATAGCTTGAGTGTACGCTTGGATAGAGGATAGTAGCGCAGCACGCATATCTTCAATCTCAATCTTCTCAACTTCTTGGCTAACATTGACGGTAAACGGGAGTTCACGCATAGCCATATCTTTAGAGATGAGTTTACCACCCAAAGCCTGGAGCATAAAGATAAGACCTTGAGCAGGGTTAAGACCAGCAAGCATTCCATAGCGAACATCTGCAGAGTAATCACCCTTGATGTCCTTCTTTGGAGAGTATGTAACTTCATATGGTGCTCCAGAATCTACGCCACGAATTGTCTTCTCTTCTGGGAAAATCTTCTCATCAACTTCAAAGCAGAGCGAAATCACATCGCGTAGTGCTGAAGCAAATACTGCCTGTGCTGATTTGACCTGAGTATCAAATGCTCCCATAAGAGCTTGCACGCCTTGACCAGTTACGATAGATGCATCAATGTTACCAGTACGTCCTTCTGGGTAACGTGCTCCTACTCGCATTTCCTGATTGAGCAGTGTCTGTTCTGTGAATGCACCTTGTGGCAGTGTGAGTTCCACACGACGAACGCCTGCTGGGTTTGCTGTACGGATGATAGAATCTCCGCCAAGTTCCAACTGCTGTACATCTTGTGGCAATACGATTGGTGCTTGTACCGACTTCTCTGCTGCTTCCATTGCAAGAAGAGCGAAGCGGTTACGAAGCAATTGAATACCTAGGATATCATCGAACTGTCCACGTAGTTCGCCATCGATAGATGGCTTGCGTGCAACGATGACCATCATCTTGCCGATAGGATTCTTAGCCTTGGACAATACAAGGTTTGCTCTATCGGGAAGGTAGATTACAGATTGGTCCTTATCGTAGTAGCGGATAAGTTCGACCATGCCTGTCATGTCTTGGTTGTAGCGTTCCTTACCAAGAAGTTCATATTCATACTCTGGGAACTGAGCGACTAGTTCACCTAGTGTCATCTGATAGCGCTTAGCAAAAGCTACACAACGACCATATCTATCAAACTCTGGGTATGCGCCAATAGGATTTTCTAGGCGGATACGAGGAAGATTCGTCTCTCCGTCAAGCTCAATTACGAACGGGAGGAAGCCGTAGGTGATGTACCAATCCGCACCAGAATACATCTGAACGGATAAGTCGCTATGAGAAAAGTAATTGCTAGCAATGCGAGTACGCTTATCAGCAAAAGCACGGGCCCTGTCAGACGTTTGGTTTGCTGCTGAGCAGTTGACGGCTGGCAGAGGTGCCATAACTTCTGATAGGTCTCTAGCGACAATGTCAATAAAATTCGCAACGACATTTGCATCTACCCCATCTGGAAAGAAGTCAGGATATACGCTGGCAATCTGTCCCTTACGTACGGCAAGGACGTCAAGGTTACGTGCATCACGACCAGCGTGACGGTAGCGTAGCGAGTCAACGCGTGATGCTACCTGTTCCATTGAAAGTGCCATGTTATCCTATCGGTTCTTGATTCCGAATACGCCACCGAGGCCACCGCCAGAAAGAAGGCTTGGGCCGCGCTTTGATGCCATTGAAGAGATTGTTGTCTTTCCAGTGGTAGAACGCTTCACCGGTGTTTCTGGCGTAGGTGCTAGCTTGCCATCAACTATTTTACCTTCTAGGCGTGCATTTGCACGAGCAGAAGATTTAGTAACATTCTGTGATGGGTACTTTCCGGATTCTAAATCTGCACCTTCTCGAGAGCGTCGAGCAACGCCACGTAGTGGTCCTCGTCCTCGTCCAGTATCTTGTGCCCTACCCATTGCTTCTTCGCCAGCTATGGTTTGTTTGCTATTTATATTTCTAGCAGGCACTGTGACTTTAACGCCGCTATTTTTGTAGTATGTATTTCCAGATGCAGCTGCCCTACCTGTTGTATTACCTCGTGACGTGGCCATAAGTATTCCTATCCGTAGTTCTCAGACCATTGCTCAGCAAAGGCCTCATCTAAGTTGATTCCGAATCTTTGTGACTTCTGTGCTCTTGTTGCCCAACGGTTCTGCATCCACTTGGCTGATGTAGACTGTTGCTGCATCAACTCACGAACACGGATGACTGCAAACCATAGAGCCATCACGCAGTCTGTAGCATTGCGTGTGTCAGGTTTCCAGGTAATCAACTGCTGAACAAGAGCCTTAAGTCCTTCGCTACCTTCGTTAGAAGGCAGTTCAATCATGTTGTTGTCTTGGAATCTTCCATCTCTAAGAGTGCCAAAAAGGCTTGCCATAGAAGCCACACCGAAGTTAGTATCCCACTTATTCTTACCAGTGAAGTGAGAGTTAAGCTGGCAACCGTACATCGACAACCATTGACGTAAGTCATCGTCGAGTGCGTATGCTTTCTGGTGTGCATTGATTTCAATTCTTAGTTCTTGTGGCTTGTACTTCGGTACCCAATCTTCAATCAGGTTCCTAATCTTGGCTGGAGTTGGGTCTGTCATATTGACAGCATCCAAAACATAAATCATACTGTCAGCACGGTTATACGTCAAGACCACCGCTGCCGTGTTCCCCGTCATCGCAGGGTCTAGACCGATAACCGTATAAGAAGACTCTAGGTTCTTGGGGTGTCCCGGAGCACCTGGTTTAAGCGGTCCGCGCTTTCGCATACCGTTAACACATCCTGCAACTGTTGATGGCGAGAATATGGCGTCTTGAACGACGTCTTCTTGTTGGTAGACCATCGCCCATACGGAAGGTGCCACTTCAGAGCGGCGAGTAAAAAGCGAAGGGCCGTCCCACTTCGGGTAAAGTCCTTGCTCGTTTGCTTCGTCCTTCTCGCCTTCAGGGCGGTCAGTCCAAGGCCAGAGCGTTTTCCAGTTCTTAGGTTTCTCATCAAACTCCAGTACGGCTGGCATAGCACAGTAGGTAAATGGAGATTTACCGCCAGTCCATTGTTGCCCGTCCCGAATCATTTTGTACAAATCTACTGGGGCGACACGGGTTCCTACTATAAGTAGTTTTCCGTGCCGACCCAAACGCGTGATGACTTCTTTTTGAAGCCATTCAATTTGCTTCTCCCACTCGTGGGCGTTTGAGTTCATCACGACATCGTCTAGGATAATTAGGTCAGCTCGGGCACCATAAATCTGGCTACCAAAGCCTAGGGCCTGTACGCTAGGGTCTTTCTCCCCAGAGTCACGCCCGCTTCCTAGGTAAATCATATCAGCGCTCCAGGTTGGGCTGTCCGCCTTATAGCCACCATTCGGGCCAAAGGCCGTCTGGAGCTTAATCCAACTTGGATGTGAAAGTCTGGTCTTGATGGCCGAAAGGAACTTTCGAGCCATACCTTGGGTCTTTGAGACAATGATGATACGTACGTTCGGCTCAATGGCTAGTCGGTAGGTCACGTAGTTAATCGTGATGACTGTGGACTTGGCGTGCTCGGGTGGTACGTTAATCAGGACTCGGTTAGCCGCGCCGGGCTCGTAGGTCATAGACGGATGTACCCAGCGGGGCTCGCGCCCTTCAATCAAGTCGACCCAGTCCTTATGATGGTCAAAGAGCTTGGTATCTAGGAATTGCTCAGAGAACTCTTCGAAGGAGATTTCCTTGAGGTTCTTGAAGTCAGCCTTGACCCCTTTACCTTCTAGGCGGGCCTTGTCGGCTCTATCCTTGAAGTCAGCATCCTTCATCGCCCATTGGCGGAATGTTACATCGTTTCGGTTGACAGAGGCCATAGCCTGGGTAATGGTACTACCCTGGGCTAGCATCAGGAGAACCTTCTCCTTAGCCTCGTGCATCGGTATATCAACCTTGCCCGGCTTGCGTCCCATAGTCAGTTATCCCTCGTTAAATCACACCAATAACGCCCGTCAGATAACGGGCATAACACTCCCATTATATATATTATATTATATATTATATATATACTCTATAGGAGCTTGCGAGCCATAAAGCGGAGCAAGCTCCGTATATGGAATAATTTATTATTACATATATAGAAAACCTGTTCAAATCGGGAAACCGAACAGGTTTCCATAATATATTTTTAGGGGGTATATATATCTGGGCAAAAGCCCAGGTCAGAGCTATATATGTATATATTTAGGGGGCTACTTATAACAGAAATTTTTAGGGTGAGAATATAATAGCTCTGCTGGCTGAGTTTATCAAACACCCCCCCAAACCTTCAACCTCTACTTTAGGGTTAGACCTGAGTGTTTGCTGAGAGTTTCCTGAGAGTACCTATTAGAACATCTGTACTAATAATAACCTGAGAGTTTCCTGAGAACTAACTGAGAATAAACTGAGAAATCCCTGAGAGTAGACTCTCTCCCCATGCCCTGCCCCTTATGTCCGTTTTGCCCCTTATGTCTAGACACGCCAGAATTGTCTAGGTGCTTGACAATTCCCTTGTGTGATGGTACAATGCGGGAATGTCCGATTTGTCCTATATGTCCGTGTGTGACCTACTTCACAATTTCCTCGGCGTGTCGGAATTGACACGGCAGGTGTCATGCTGTAGTCTTCTCCCTGTCATCAAGTACCGCAAGGGAATTGAAAGACACGCCGATACTATCGGACTTGACAATAGGTCAAGACATGGTAGAATAGGCTCACAAGTAAATAGAGAGAGATAGTCCGCAAGGGTTCATGACTTGTGACTAGGTGTCTAGTAACAGCGGGTAGCCCGTGGACATCACACAAGAATTGACCGACACGCGGACACTCTCTCCCTACTTGACAAGCACTACCGATTATGCTAGAATACGCACTACAACGAGAGAGAAGGGAGACACGCAACATGTCTAGCCCCTACGCAGGGGGTAGCATAGTACAGACACCGCCTACCATTAGGGCTTCACGCCCATGGGGTAAGCGTAACTATAACCTGACAGGCGCACAATGCTCACCTGTCACGGTGACCGACAAGCAGGGCAACACGCGAGTAGTCGCACCCCTAGTTCATGGTCAAGTAGTACGCCTACACAAGCGCACCTATAAGGTCGTAATGGCAGGGGAGCGCACTATCGCACCCGACTTGACAGAAGCACAAGAGCGCGCTATACTAGCGCAACTACAAGCCAATGCGACACCTAGAGCGCAGGGGTTCAACATACACGACAAGTAGAGAGAGACTACATGACGACACGCACCGACGAGATACTAGCCTACTATGAGCGACTCAACCGCGCCCTAGATAGGCAGGATAAACGAGAAGTCTTTGGGCAGAAGGTACGCTTAGCAAGGGCGGACATGAAGCCAGCGAGTAAGCACACTAGACTTGTGGGCTTACAAGGGCACTAGTAGGATAGTCGCGCACCGATAGACGGCACAGGGTTCATGACCCTAGCGCGACACGCGGAAAGCCCGCAGATTTGACTTCACATAGAGAGTGTGATAAACTATGGACAACTTCATAGAGTTCAGCGTGAGCGATTGGGGTATCACCTTCAATAGCGCACCGCTTTACTTCAACCTATCATGGGGGTTGATTATCCTAGCCGTTGGCGTGGTAATCGCTCGCAAGGTAATCAAAGCAAGGAGAGGATAGTGTACGCACAAGATACTAAACTCAAGAATTATTGGGTGAAGGTAATCGTAGAATACGAGTATGAAGTAGAAGCAGAAAATAAAGAGCAAGCAGAAGAAGAAGGCTGGAAGTATGAGGACTACGCCTTCAATGGTTCTGTATATTCTATCAAGGTAGAAGAATTAGAGAGTGATGAAGATGAGTAGTGATGACTTCATAATCACGCTAAGCGTGAATGAGTTAGAGTACCTACGCACAGCCCTACGCAACGAGTCAGCACGACTCAAGCAACAAGGCTTTGATGGGCTACGCGCCCACACGGATAATCTTAGAGATAAGATTTCCAACATGATGATAGACCAAGCACAAGCACAGTTTGACAATCGGGTGAAAGCCTGATACAATAGGACATATCAACTAGAGAGGATATGCTTATGTCTGATGATACAGACAACGATAGTTTAGTCACTTGCGTGGCATGCTCGACAGAGTATGACAAAGATGACGGCTACATGACGGACAGCGCAGACTATGTATGCTCTGACTGTTACCAAGCGTGTGACCATTGTGACTATGCTAGCACAATAGATGATGACTGGTACGGAGTCGGCGATTATCAATGGTGTCAGGGTTGTTGGGAAAATAACTCAGCGCATTGTGAAAGTTGCGATAACACTTACGACACCGACAGAGTTGGCTTCGCCTATGTCCGTAACCACGGACAATGGTGCGACTACTGTCGTGACGATAGTGCCTATGTCTGTGACAATTGCGACGAGTATTACAACGGCAACGACTCGAGTGACTGTCCGGTGTGTGTTGATACTTCAACTGGCAGGGTACACCAGTATAGCCACAAGCCTAACCCTATCTTTCATGGTAAGGATAGACACAACTTATTCATGGGCTTCGAGTTAGAGATGTCGCTAGGCAGACCCGACCATACTACCTACAATGAAGCAGTAAGTAAGGTGGCACAACTAGAGACAGACGGCGTGTGTTATCTCAAGTCCGACTCATCTATCGAGGATATGGGCTTCGAGTTAGTTACGCACCCACACACGCTGACTGCGTATGAACAAGCCAACGACTTATGGAATTATATCGAGGACTTGCGAGCCAACTACAATGCTCGCTCATGGGACACTAGTAGTTGTGGGCTACATGTCCATGTGTCGCGTACTGCCTTCAAGTCCGGCGCACATACGCACCGATTCCTCACCCTGATATATAAGAATCCTCAAGAGATGATGAAGTTGGCAGGGCGTAAGAATAATCGCTATGCTAAGTTCGGTGATGTGTATAAGCCTGATGAGTGGGGTATCCCACGCTTCGATATACGCGACAAGATTCATGGCAGAAACGGATACACCGAGCGATTCGCTGCGGTCAATACCAACAACGATTACACGCTAGAGTTGCGGTTCTTCAAGGGTACAATGGCTAAGGCTGGCGTAATGTCTGCCCTAGAATTGACCCACGCTGCGACAGAATATACCCGCGACTTGTCCTTGTCTGATGTAAAGTTGGGCATGCTATCGTGGGAATGGTTCGCCGATTGGGTAGCCACTAACAATGGTATCTACCCCAATCTATATATCAAGATGAGTAAGATAGCAACAACAACCCTCGAGAGTCGAGAGTTGCTAAACGCATAGAAGGAGAGAGATATGTGTTTGCTTGTAGTATGTAAGCCTAATTCAACACCCAAGTATGAGGACTTACACAACGGCGCGTGTTCTAATCCTCACGGCTATGGCTTCGCCATAGTTGCTGACGGAAAGATTATCACCGAGCGTAGTATGTCCGCTAAGAAATCTATCCGTAGGTTCCTACAACTACGCGAGCAATACCCCAACGGCTACGCCATGTGGCATGCTAGATACG